TATCCGACGTCACAGTATTGGACTTATACATACTATCGTTTTTAATAACGTAACGATCTTTAGGGTACTCCATCCCCGGCTCATAGTCATTAAGCCCTTTAGGGGGAAGCGGTTTGGTCTCGTCGTACGGTTTTACCCATCCGAACTCTAAGAAAATCTCTTTTAACTGCTCGTTAGAAGTTGTAAACTCGTCTTCCTCGACTAATCCCCAGACATCGTCTGTACGTGTGGCTATAACTTGCATACTACACTCCGAACAGTTCTACAATTTTTAATTGCATTAGTCTACCCGCCTCGCTAATCACTTCCTGTAACTCTACTTTACCCGTCGTAAAGGCGTTCCATGACTCTACCCATAGTATCTCCGCGATATCTGTGATAGCGTCACGCTTAAAGGCCACGCTCTTAAGGGCCTCTTGGTTTGCCTCAAATTTATTACCTGAGGCTGCCGTTACAGTTAAAGTGCTACAGTACTCGGCGTACGTGACCCATTTGGCGGTAATCACCCTCGCGTCTATCTGCTCTTGTGTAAGTGCGGGCTCTTCAAAGATATCGCCGTTTTGTACCATCCCACAAACTACGTCATCTGAAACTTCTTTAAAACCATCTACTGGTATAGCTTTTTGTACTTTTTTACCATCTATTGTTACAGTGCGATATTGTATCGGCTGTGTCTGTTCTACTATACTATCTGTATTTATTTTAGCGTGTTTCATACTATCCTACCTTCCATAGTTTTATCTCTGTATAAGTATTAGTTTTATTATTACTTGCTTCACCTAAACCTACTGTAACCCTACCTATTGCTATAAAATGCTGTAAGTCAAGGTCTTTAGTAGCAGCAAGAGTAAAAACTCCCGACACTCTACTTTTTGTCGTTGCAAAGGTTGTACCCGTTTGAGAGTGCTCACTCGTACCTATTATAACATCACTTACATCTGTAACATTATTTAGAGTTAACTGATGTGAATTACAATACTGAGCGGGTGCATCCCCTTCTACATAATAATCCCCAGCAGGTACGTCTTCCATAACATTACCATTTAAAGTAATCCCTAAATTATTAGTTATTACTGTGTTAAGTGTTCTCTGTTGTGTTCCCGCTGATGAAGTACCACCATCTGTACCACTTGTCTTTTGGTCGCTAGCGTGAAAAAAAGCATCTACAGATAAAACACCTGGTGAGGAAGCTACTACTACTACCTCGACAATATCCGTACCATCATTAATCAGGTCTTTAGATTCCCCAGGGGGTACAGCTACACTTAGTCCGGCGATAACAAACGTTAAAATTTGGAGTGTCTCATTTACTGCAATAAAACGCTTCTCTACACCATTCACGATGATATTACGCCCTGTAGAGAGTAATACCCCCGTATCCGTGATAACCACACGTCTTTTATTATTCTGAGCGGTAGTTAACGCGTAATTAGCGTCTGATGCCATATTGTGAGTAACTGTACGCATATTGGTAATGGCGCGTACAGCTTCTTTATATTGTGAGTCCGGTACCGTATCGGCGTCCCCACTAGGGACTATACCCGCCTCATCCAGTAACGACTGCTGGAACCCAAATATATCGTCCGAACGTATCTTTAGGTACTGTGTACCGTCTCCGGCGCCCGGGCTTGTCTCATCTTTAGCACTCCCGTAAGGGTAGTTCGCGTCTGCCGCTGTGAAACGTCCCGCGAAAGTTACATTATCTTTTAAACTAATAGCCATTTTATTCTCCTGTTAACTGTAAGTTACTAATATCCCGAGCCACTGCTCAGTAGGGCATATTTTTAAACATAAGTCCTCAAATTCGTCGCGTCTCGATTGAGATACGAACGCCTGTTCTGAGAACACCTCTCCGCCTATGTACAAAAAATACGGCCACTTAGTCGGGTCGTTTGGTATTACATATTGTACCTGATTATACGAAATAATAAAACCCCCATCCTGAGCCGTCGTCGCGCCATCAGTCATACTCGCTGAGCCGTCGCCTATAACATCGGTAGAGGGCACTACTATCTTATTTACTAGAGGATACCCCAGTGGAGTATCGGTCCCTCCGTCTTGAGATTCCGCGTCGCCATCCTGAGAATCCGACCCCCCATCAAACATAGTAAAAGGCACGCCGCTCGTACCGTCATCTAATACGTCTAAAGGATTTCTTACTACTGGAGTAACGTCCCCGTTAATAGAACCTCCGCCAGGTCGACCTATAATAGGTTCCCACCACTCATGTACATATACATCGAAGCCCGCGTCTTGGAGCGTATCTTGTATATACCTAGGGGACTGACCACCTAATGCCTTCCACGTAGCATCTAGCCTATCTCGGCGCTCTTGTTCCGTAAGCCCTGTATCGAGTAGTCCGAATTGTCGTTCCCAGGCGTCTATCTCCCGCGTGGTTTGTGGAAATATATCTCCGTATATGTCATCTATATACTCTTTAAATACGGAAGTAGACGCGGCTAACCCCTCGAAAAAATCTCTAAGGGTCTTCTCCACAGTTATACGCCACGCTCGAGCATTAGGTAGTAGGTGTGTGATTATCCGTAGAAATAGCCCTGTCATGCTACAAAACCCACATTACTAGCTTTAGCCTTCTCTCCTTTTCCCAGGATGTATATAGCCAAATTCCCGGAGAGTGTTGTCTGTATAAATGTAGCCGCCGTAAATGTACCGTTATTAGCCGTCACGACATCCTCGACGATAGCCGATAATCTAGTACGGGTTAACTGATCTTTACGCGGTGGAACTGATAACCCCGGTATGTAAGGCTCGACCGCTAAGAAATACTCTTCTACAGCTGTCTCTATACTTGACTGTACCGCGGATAAATCAGATACCCCCGTTATGCCTGATACTGTTATATCGAAGCCTGTACGGGTAATATGGTAAGAGTTTACGAACGCGTTAGCATTTCTACGGCTAGCGAGTCCGTTCTCATCCAAATTAATATGATCTAATACGTCCTCTAATTGCGCCGAGGTAGGGATACCATCCGCACTGCCTGAGGACGCGACCGTAGCCTCACTATAGACGTCTACTTCTCCAGGAGAGCCCGTATACGGATATACATGTAAAATACCCGCGGCCTCTTCGCCCCACTGTTCATAATCAGCGTATGCTCCGCCTTGTGGTCTTTTTTGGAAACGGTCTATAACTCTCTGTCTGTACGCTTCTGTACTCTCACCATTCGCGCCAGTTACTACCTGAGAGTCTACTGTCGCGTTACGTGCTACATTTGGTAACGGGTTGGCAAAAGATACTATCGCGCCAGGTTCTAAATTACCTATAACGCCCTCTCCGCTTCCACCAGCTTGATCCGATACAGCTAATATCGTCACTTGTACTATCGCAGCATCAAGTGCTACAGAAGCCTGAGTTATATAAGTTACTCCGTTGTCTGTACTGATTAACTGCGTGCCTGAGTCGAGGGTACCTGTCTGGGTTTCCACATTAATGTCTATTAAGAGCTCCGCGCTTGTGGCTGGTGTAGGATCCCCCACTCCGATAAGTCTACCCCATTCTATTAGGGGGTTAACTGTCTTACCATTAATCTCGGTATCTACGTCGCTCGCAGTCTGTACGAATATCTGTAGGAATATAAAGCCCCAGTACTTGTATAGGAGTACAAATACCGCCGCCATCGCCTTCGCTAAGAGACGAGTAAAAGACTTAGGTAATAAAGGTATCGTCTGATTAAGGGATGCCTCTAGCTGTGCGATTATATTATCGGATATGTCTTTAGTAGTAGGTGTCTGTAAACTCATGTATTAGCCCTCCAATTTTCTATAAATTCTAATTCATTTTGGTCTATATTTATGGTTAAAGCCACACGGTTAAGCCCTGGCATACTCGCCACGACTGTTACCTCAGAAGCTACACCCTCCTCTGTAAACCACGCTAAATCTTTACCTGCTGCGTCTTCGATACGACGTAAGTTACCTGTAGTCGCTGGGAGTGCTTGTAGAAAGTGCTGAGACTCGCTACGGAATTAATTTACCGGCCCTATCTCGTCAAGATTACCACA